CGCCGAGACGATCGCGTCGACGTCGTCGCGGATGTCGAACCGATACTGGAACTCGTCGGCGACCGGCTCGTCGAGGATGTCGGTGCGGGTGTGGTACTCCCGGTGCGTGTTGGGGAGGATCGGCCGGAACTGGTCGGCCCATGTTGCGACGCGGTCGGCCGCGTCGGACGGTGCGCTCTCCGGGTCGAGTGCTGCTTTTACTACGTGTGACATAAGTCTGATAACTGCGGGCGTTTAGCGAGCGATTCTGCAGCGTCGAGTGAGATACCGCGACACCGAGTCCCTCATAGGGTCCCTACGTCGAAATTATCCCAGTCATGGCCCGTATCGTCTGCTCCAAGTACCAATTCAGTAGAGGGGTCTATCTCAGTATCGACAACTGACCCCTTATCTTCCCCATCTACAAATACTGTGAATGTCCCGTCGTCCTCGCGCTCGACGCGGTACGTGTGCCAGTTCCCGTCGTATGTCCCGAGGTCGAGAAGTTCGGTTTTGGTCCCGTCGACGAGCTTGTCTAACGTCCGCCGGTAATTATTGTTCTCGTTTTTGTGATTGATGGAGTACGCGTTACTCGGCCCGGTCGTGTCTGACGCCGACCCGTCGCTGGCGAAGTGCGTCTTCGACCCGTAGAAATTTGGGTCGTGTCGGTGGTCCCATTCCCAGTACCCATACGCATATTCTCTTAGACGCGCGATTTTACTCCCGCTGCCCCCGCCATCATTTTCGAGGTAGTTGTTCGCCGCCGACCACGAATCTGAGAGAACTGTCCAATCATCGTAGTTCCCATCATTGAAATCGTCTTGCCAAACTGCGCTGTCGGGTATTGCAGGGCCGCCGACCGTCCGTCCGCTCGCTGGAGCCGTCCGATCGTTGACAGACACCGTTCGTCTCGCCATCTTTAGACCACCCGGTAGCCGAAGTGCGATCCGACGCCCGGGTCGGTGTCAGCGTCCCCGATGGCGCTCCCAGAGTCGTTCTTCGCCCGGAGTTTGAACACCTGCGTCGAACCACTCGTGTTCTGGTACGAAGCAACCGGCGCGCCCGTGTCCTGTGTGTTCGTCGTGTTTGCAGCCGCTTGGACTGTGTCCGCGCCGTCGACGAGCTCAACGTCGAGGCCGGTCGGGGCCGTGTGATCCGCAGCATCGTACGCACCCCACCGGTAGACCTCCAGCGTCTCGGTATCGTCGACCGGGACGGGGATCTCGATGGACTCGCCAGTGTCCAACTCTGCCGCTGGGAGTCGGTCGGGATCGTCGACGACGAGCTCCGGGCTCGTCCCCGTATTTAGCGGTATCCAGCCGTTTGTATCAGCATCCCAGCGGTAGATGATGTTCTGGTTGAGTACGTCTGCTTTCGCACCGTCGAACGGCCCAGGGTCAGGCAGGTCAGCGAAAGTATCGAACGAAACGATCACCTGCTCTTGGAGCTGTCGCCAGTTCTCATCGTCGACGACGGCACCCCAGATATCTCTGTATTCTTCGGGGTCGCTGGCCTCGCTTAACAACGCGAAGCCAGCCCACTCTGTGCGCGGTGGCTCTGGATAGTCGTAGCTCATGGTGAGTTGTGTCTGAAAATCCGGCTGGGTCTGGATCTCGGCCCCAGCGAAGCGTCATCGACGTCGAGGTCGGTGGTGTGTCTATACCTCGCGAGCTGTCTCGCTAAGCGAACGCTCGATCTGGTCAATCACCTCACCCGCCGAGAGCCGCGCGCCGAGCGTAAGCGAGATCTCGCCGGCGCCCTCGTCGATCGAGCGGATCTCGAAGCGCTCGTCGCCGGGGCTCGGTAACTGACTGGGCGCGATCGCGTCGACAAGCGCGAAGCCAGCCTCTCGCTGCGGGATGGTCACCTCGGCCTCCCACTGCGGGCTGTCCAGCTCGTCGAGGATGAACGACGCCGCGCCGGCCGCACCCGCATCTGAGCGGATGGCGTTGAGTGTCTCGACGCGGTGGTTCGCAAAGCCAACATCGCGCTCAGTCGACCCGACAGGCTGCCACGAGTAGTCGATGAGGTAGTCCTGCCCGGCCGTCATGGCGCCGTCGTCCGTGATCGACAGCCGGCCCTCCTGATACGCCATCTCGTAGTCGCCGACTGTCTCGTCGCCAGACGCCTCGACCGACTCGAACTCCGTCCCATCCGGCGCGTAGACGCGCTCGCTGTTGGCCTCGATCCGATCGTTCGCGAGGTCGGTCCCGCTCAGACTCCCGGTGAAGCCCTCGCCCTGGGTGTCCTGTGACTTGCCGTAGACGGTCGCGCCGGAGAGCTCTCGCGAGAGGTCCTTCGTCACCTCGTACTCAGCGATGTCGGGGTTGGCGTCGGATGTCCGCTGGCCGACCTGCGTGACGATGATGCGTGGCTCCTCGAGGTCGGCGTCCCACTGCACCTCCCAGATGCAGTTTGCGCGCTTGGCCTTCGACACAAGGACCTCCTGAATCGGATCGTCGATCGACTCGCTGATCGACGGGCTGCCGAGCGCGTCGTACTCGATAGCGAGCTCGGAGAGCGACTGCGGGACCGTCCGGTAATTGGTGTACCACGTCTCGACGCCGTCGTTGGGACTGTCGCCTTGACCGGCGTCTGCGCCGCCGATCACAACGCGAGCGATGAAATCGCGCGTCGACGACGCGAAGTCACGATCGATGGTCGTCGCGTTCGCAGCGGCCTGGACATCCGTCTCGATCGGGCCGACACCCACGGCCTGCTCGTTGGTCGTATCAGAGACCGTCGCGTCGAGTGTTGCACCGGTCGCGCGCTGGATGGGCTGGATGCGGAAGTCGATCGTCTGTGGCGAGTAGACGCCGGGCGGCCCGTCGAGTCGTTCGTTGCTGTCGAGCGTGTTCGCGAACGTCGATGGGTCCCACTCGCGCTCGTCGACCACCGCAGGCATGTCGAGATACATCGATCCCTCCGGGCCAAGCTGAGTGGGTATCGATGGGTCCGAGCCCGACGCCTCAACCCGGAGCGTGTGCTGTCCGGGGTCGAGGTCGTCGATCTCGTCGACAGTCCGCGACCCGACAAGGTCGCTAATCTCCTTCCACTCGACGCTCTTGTCGCTCTCGTCCGCAGTCTGTCGTGCGATCGAGCCGATCTTCTGCCCGTCGAGGTAGATGAGGAGGAAGCCGTCGTAGTTGTAGGACGCACGGAACCAGACGCCGACGTGCTCGCCCGGGATGCGGTAGTCGGTCTCAAACGTCCACTCGCTCGACCGTTGCTCGCCGACGTCAAACTCGACGGCGTTACTCGCGGTCCAGTTGACGGTCGAGTCGTTGACGATCCCAACGCCGGCGGACTCGATCTCCGGCAGCGGCGTCATCACGCTGGTCCGCCGCGGCTCGAGGGTGTCGAACCCCACGTCGATCGGGTCGGTCAGCTCGTTGATCTCGGCGTAGTTCCGGAAGTCCGCCCGGTTCGAGAGCGTGCCGAACGACTCGCCGTCCGTCGCGGGCGCCGGATCCACCGTGTACGCGTAGCCCGACGCCTCGAGGACATCCCGCATCACGTTGTGCGCCGACCGGTCGCGCACCTCGTCCTGGTAGCGCGCGCTCAGGCTTGTCCCCCCGCGCCCGACCAGCTCGACGTAGTCGCCACCCGACCCACGGGCGATCCGCGGGTCGGAGAGCTGCTCGATCGGGAGGCGCTCGCCATCGCGCCACACGCGCATCGGTTGGCGCTCCCACTCCTCGTCGAGCCACTTCGCCGCGCGCGGCACCGGGATCGTCACCTCGGGCGTGCCGTTGAGCCGCGGGGAGGCTTCGACGTCGGCGAGGATCGTCGGCTCCACGGTGCCCTCACCGTCGGGTCGCTCGATCTCGACGTGCCAGCCCGACGCCTGGACGCCCCGCGGGGCAAGTCCGAGCGCGTCCGTCGTGGCGACCGCCGTTCCCGGCGACTCGGCGTCTGTCGCCACGGGGTAGAGCCCGTCGCCGAACGTCCCGTCACCGTATGCCCCCGTCGACTCGGCGTCTGTCGCCACGGGGTAGAGCCCGTCGCCGAACGTCCCGTCACCGTATGCCCCCGTCGATGGTCTTGAGGTCAGCGCCGTAACCCGGAATTGTGTCGTCGTGTCGGGCGAGGTGCCGGCCGTGTACTGCTTGACGGCCGGGCCCGTTGTCGTCACCTCGCGCCACGCGCTGAACTCCGACCCGTACTCCCGTCGCTGCTCGACGAGCCAGCCGCCCGTGCTGTCGGCGTGTGCCTGCCATCCGAGTTCGACTGTCGTCTCGTCCTGAACGTCCGCGAGCAGCCCCTTCCGGCGCGCTGTCGCTTCATTCGAGAGCGCCGAGTCCGCGCCGCCCGCGTAGACGGCCTGAATACGGTAGTGGTGTTTCGTCGACGGGTCTGCGTCGTCGGCGTAGGACTCCGTTGTCGCCGTCGCGATCTCGGTGTAGTCGCTGACAGCCGTCCCGCTGGTCGGCGCGCGCAGCACTCGGTACTCGGTCGCGTCGGGTGCAGCGTCCCACGACAGATCAACCGGGTCAAAGGTGCCGCCGGTCGCGACAAGGTTCGACGGGTCGGTCGCGACTGTCTCTGTGAGCACCCAGTCGGACGTGTTGTCCGGATTCGTTGCCCGAACGCGGAACTGATGTTTGTTGGCCTCTCCAGCGCTGTACGTTATCGACTCGTCGCTCGTTGTCGTGACTGCCTCGAACGCGCTGCCGTCGACCGACACTTCGACGTCGTACTCGGCTCCGCTGACGCTCGCCCACGACACATCAATCTCGCCATCGTTGACAACCGTCTGGCTGACGTTGTCCGGCGGGCTGACATCGGGGAACTGGACGACGACTTCGCCGTCGCCAGCCGACCCGCCGCCGTCGGTTGTTTCGATGACGGTTACGCCGCCGCCGGTTGTTGCGCCACCCGCCCCACCTGATCCTACTCCGAAGCCGGTGTCTGGGGTGCCGTCAGCACCGTCACCGCCAACGCCAGCACCGGCAGCATCAGCACCGTCCTTTGCATACGCCTGTCCACCAGCGCCGCCTCGGGCACCTCCGCCACCACCTCGTTGACTTTCGAAGTCGCCGTCCCAACCACCGCCACCGCCGCCACCGCCGGCAGCAACAAGTTCAACACCGTCAGACTGCCGCGTAACAACAGTTGCGCCGCCACCCCCACCGCCGGCGGAATCATTGCCCCAAAACGACCCGCCGTCGCCACCGTCTCCGGCAGGAGACGGACCACCAGCCGGCGCATTTCCGCCGCTTCCAATCTCAATCACTAACGTCGTTCCGCTGTCGACCTCTACCTTCGCATACCCGCCCCGCCCTCCACTCTCGCCGTCTGGTCCACGACCGTCGCCACCACCAGCGCCGAACACTTCGACGGTCGCCGGAATCGAGAGTGTATATGTCTGCGTGCTGTTCGGTGTGTCGAATGTGGGCATCCTATCGCACCTCCTGGCGCTCGACGAGCGTCTGCTCCACGCCCGGATCGACGACGCGCCCCGATGCGATCGGCTCGACGAGGTCGTACAACGCCGGCGGTAGTGGCCCGCTCTCCGAGGGCGGGATCGTCACCAACACGTCACTCCACCCGCGGAACAGCCGCAGATCGAGCCGGAACACGTCGCCCGCTGCGTCGCCGGCGACGGCCTCGAACTCGACGAGCGCGTGGATGCTCGCCTGCCCAATCCGTGTGAGGTCGACGTCGACCGGCACCCAGTCCGTCGCGATGTCCTGGTCGTAGCTCGGGAGGTCGACCGTGGCCCAGCTGTCCGTGGCCGTGTCCCAGCGCTCGGCCGTGAGCGAGGCCGACTGGTCGCCGGCGTCGGGCTCGTCGAGGCGGACGCGGAGCAGGCCGTTCTCGAGGACGCACTCGGCGCTTGGGTCGAACTCGTGGGCGGTGTTGAACACGCGTTGCCACGCGACGACGCCGTCCTCATCTCGGATGCTCGCATGACCGTGCGTGTCCCAGACGCCCGGGTCGACGTCGCCCTGCAGGTCGTACGGGAGGTCGTAGAGAATCGTTGGGGTCGATCCCGGCAAGTCGGCCGTGTCGATGAGGTCGACGTCGCCGTGCTGCGCGGTGACGGTCTGGGTCGGCGTCGGCGTCACTCGGTCGGTCGGCGACGACTGCGAGTTGACGGCCTGGACGCGAGTGGCCGAGCTCGGAATGCCGACCAGCGACGTCGAGTTAGTTCCGTACGGGTTGGTGAGGTCGTCCGAGTCCGAGACCTCAACGCCCACCCAGTGCGTGTTTCGGGTGCCTTTCTCAGTGAGATTCGCGCCGACAGAGATCGCGCCGGCAGCCTGCGGCATCACCGGGTCATCATCGACGAGTTCTGCGGTGTAGTACGCGTCCGACGGCTGTGACGCTTCAACAGCCGCAAACGATGCGGCCTCGATGTCGTTTGACGAGAGGATCTCCCGGAGTTCTTGGGCCATCCGCTCAGCGTAGCGCCCACGATAGTCGACGTCGAGGCGGATGTCTGAGGCCTCGCCCGAGATGCGCTTCACACGCCCGCCACCGCCGAGTACGCTCTGTCGAGAGAGTTGCGCGCGGGACGCATCGAGGCGGTTGCTCGCGATGCTGCTCTCGGAGATCTCCGTCCGGTAGTAGCGGCGAGTCATCGGGTATCCCTCGCGACCGCGTCGATCGGGTCGCCGGCGTCGATCGCCTCGATACAGGTGATCGATCCATCCCACGTCGACATCGACTGGCCCGGGAAGTCCGCGCCGGGGTTCTCGAAGACAACCTGAAGCGGCTCGTACACGCCGCCCTCGCGGTACTGGCCGTACCGGAGTGTCGCCGGGCCGTCACCGACGATCCCCGCGCCGGGGAAGAGCTCCCCGCTCACCGAAGAGACGCGCGTGTTCCGCAGCCACCAGAAGAGGCAGGCCATCTGTCGCGTCGGGTGTTCGCCTGTCGCGTCGCTCTTCGTGAACGTGTCTGGATCGCCTGTGTCGCCCCACTGGAGCGGGTTACCGTTCGGGCCGGTCGCGCCCTCCCAGCTGTTGAAGTCGATGGTGACGGCGAACTGCGACCCTCCGAGGTTGATGAAGAGGTCCTTGTTGATCGGCGCGTCGACGAAGTCGCCGATCGTCCCGTCGACGAGGGCGAGCAACGATTGTCCGGGTGTAGCCCGGATTTGTGTCCGCTGCTCGGGGCTGATCTGGAGTCCTTCCTCGCCGCCAGTGAACATACAGAATTTTGCTTCTCTCCGCCCTGTCCCATCCGGGTCGCCCTCGATCTCGATGGAGGCGATACGGTCGGCTACTGGTAGGTCGGTCATGGAGTATGAATGGCTTCGATGTGGTCTGCTGGCCGAACCTCTTTATCAGCGCGCTACGACGTCGCCGATATGGCGATCGGGATGCATCCGCGGGAGTGGGTGGTAGAAACGATGGGTCTTTTCGGCTCTGTGGTTGCTGGCGTTACTGCGTACTCTCGCGGAGACTTGATGCTGGGGATCTCGGGCGGACTGATCCTGATCCTGACGCTCTATGTGACACAGATACGAAGGGCAAAGTCCATCAGCGTACGCGACCGCTGATCTCGCGGTTGAGCTCGCGGAGCGCCTCACGCTTGGCCTCTTCGGCAGCACGCTCAACCTCTTGCCGGGTAGCCCCCTCGACCGTCACGTTTGACTCTACGTTGATGTCGTTGCGCTGTTGCGGGTTGTTGTCGGTGGTGTTGCCGTCGAGGAAGTTGCTAATCGCGTCCTCGATGCGACTCGCCGCGTCCTGAAGCGCCTTCCCCTGGGCCTGACGGCCCTCTGCTGAGAACACAGATCCCGGGTACTTGTCCTCCGGTATTTCAGAGAGGTTTGCCCAGTCTGGGGTACGCTGATTAATCGCCTGCCGCCGTTGATTCAGGCCTTCGGGATCAGTCACACCCACTCCTTCGGGTGTGAGGAACGCACCTCCAGAAGCCGCTGGCCCTGCTGCCGAGCCACCAATATTTTGAATTGCCTTGATACCAGCAAACCCAGCAGCGGCAGATGCCCCTCCAAGGAGCATCTCTGGAAGTCCAATTGAGCTACCGATCCCGTCTGCTACCCCGTCAGTCGACAGCTCCGGAGTGCCAATCTCGATAGGCACCCAGTCCGGCTGCGGAGTCTCGACCGGCTCAGGGTCTTCGACCGGCTGCTCTTTTGGATCCTCCACCGGCTGCTCTTTCGGATCGGCGACTGGCTGTTCTTTCGGATCCTCGACTGGCTGCTCTTTCGGATCCTCGACTGGCTGCTCTTTCGGCTCTCCAACCTCAACCGGGTCGGGCTCGACGACGTCGAGTGGGTGCCAGTCCGGTTCAGGCGGCGGCGGGAGGTCTGGAAGTTCCGGCCAGGAGAACTCCGGCAGCGACGGCCACGAGAAGCTCGAGAGCACGCTCGAGAGCGCGCCGATCCCGAGCAGCGCCCCACCGCCGAGGATCGCCGCTCCGCCACCGAGGAGGCCGCCGCCGGCGCGGGCAGCGCGGTCGAAGTTGCCCTCTTCTTGTGCGTTGACCAGCTGCTCGAGCAGTCGATTCCGCTCTCGCGAGAGCTCGTGTTCCTCCTGCCACTCGGCCTCGATGTCGGTCTCCTCGAACGTCTCGCTCAGCTCCTCGATCGACGATGTCTGGTCGGTCAGCAGTTGGCGCTGTCGTGCCCGGTCGCGAGCAGCGACCTCGCTGCCGCTGCCGGCGCCGGACACCTCCGCCTGGACGTCGAGCGGGACTGAGGAGAGCGCGTCCTCGACGTCGGCCTTGGCCTCGGTGAGCGACCGGTCGTCGATGACGACGTCGACGGTGTTCTGCGTCTCGAACTCAGTCACCGTTGATCACCTCAACTGGCGGGTTCTGGAGGTAGGGGAAGGCGGTCATGAGGAGCTCGACATCCTCCCAGCTGAACTCATCGAACTGTGCGGGCGAGAACCCGCAGTACATCAGGATGGCTCGTCCGAGGTGGGTTCGTCCGACACGTCCTGCTTCCTGGCCGCGACACGCTCGGAGTAGCTCTTCCGACGCCCGTTTCCCAGGGTGTTCTCCTCGGTCACGCGGTTTGCGATCCACTGCGCGACGTACGGATCTGGTGTGTCGCGGACGGCCGCGATGCGGTCCTGAAGGCTCGCGTCGGCGTCGAGGAACGGCGCCTCGACGAGGCCAGCCCCGGCCCAGTAGTTGTCGAGCATCGCCTCGACGTCGACATCGCGACCGGCGCGCTCGGCCTGCTCCTTCGCGCGGCTGATCAGGCCGGTGAGCTCTGCCTTCTCCCCGGGCGTGAACGCACGGATCGACCACGTCGCGTCGGCCCCGTACTCGTCGAGTGCCTCCTCGAGGGCGAACATCTGCTGTTCGACTTCGCCGGCCAGCTGCTTGGCCTGCGCCGACGTAATCTCGCCGTCGACTTCGGCCTCAGCGATCGAGTCGAGGCGGTCGGCGAGACGGTCGGCCTCCGCTTCAAGGTCAAGTTCGATGATGTCGCGCGGCATCACTTCGCCTCCGCGGCCGCCGCTTCGGCGACCGCTGTCAGTCGGTCGATAGTGAGGTCGTTGCCGTCGGTGAGGTCTTCCTCGGCGTTCCCGATGTTGTCCCACGAGTGGGTGGAATGAGTGATCCCTTCCATCGGGAAGCGGAGCGCGTTCGCACCGGGCGACTCGAAGGCGAGCTCGCCGTCGGCCGCACCGTCGACGGTGGTCGCCGGACCGTCAGCAGACCCGAGTCCGAGCTCGAGCAGGTCGGTGTCCATGACGACTGAGCTCAGGTTCAGCGTCGGCTCGGGGTTGCCGATCACGGCCGCATCGGGATGGCGTTCCCACCCACGCTGGGGACGAGCGCCATTCGTGACCGACAGCGTCGCCGACTGCGGCCGCACGATCTCGGTTCCAGTCGGGATGTTGATCGACCCACCGTGGAAGATGAGCGGCGTCCCGTCCACCTTCGGCTGCGTTCCGGGAGTGAACGACGTGTTCGGCGTCTCATCCCCGTAGAAGCCAGTTAGCGAGACGCTCACAGGGTCGCCGATAGAGATCTCGACGTCCATCTGGCTGAAGACGACACCCGAGAGCGCTCGCTCGGCGAAGCCGTTGACAAGGTCGGCGCCGATATACCATCGCGCCGACTGCATCTCGCCTTGGACGAACTCCCACGTGTAGCTGTAGGGCTCCGACGACTCGCCGCCGGCGGTCGGCGGCTGCCCGAACACTTGGTTGAGGAACCACGGGTCGACGAGCTCGAACGACAGCGAGAACGCGCCGTCGAAGACGCCCTCGACCGTCTCCTCCGTCTCGTTGCTCCAGTTACGCTGGCGAGTCGGGTCGTTGTCGAACTCCAGCGTGTCGATCGTCCCGTTTCGCCCCGGCGTCTTGTACTTCGAGTCCGACGGGTCGGCGCCGTAGTCGCCGACCGGCTCGTGGACGAACGCGACGTCGACGTTACCGCCGGTAGTCATCTGTGCCTCCGCCTCCGTCAGTCGTGTTGGTCGTTGGAATCATGGTCTGTGGTTAGCTGTCCGCGTAGCCGTCGAAGCGGACGTCGACGCGGTAGTCGTAGAAGTCGGCGTAATCGCGACTGCGGTTCGTCCCGTTCTCCAGAAACACGGTGTGGTAGCCGCGCCCGGGGACGTCCGGATGCTCGTCCGACGCTTGGAGCGCGTCCCGCACCAGCCGGTAGAGCGTCGTGAAGTCGATGCCATCCTGGCCGTCCGGGTCGACGTGTCCGTGTTCGCGATGCGTGAGCCCCTCGACCCGCAGCGAGACGATGGCCTCGGCGTTGTACTCGTTGCCGAACCCGCCGTGTGACTCGTCGTCGTCGGTGAGCGCGGCGCTGATGTAGTTCGACTTCTTGAGGTCGCCCTTTCGCTTCCGGACACCGGCGCCGTCGTAGATGTCCGACTCGTTGCGGTCGACCCGGCGGACCGGGACGGCGACATCGGAGACATCGGCCACGCTGCCCCACGCGAGCGCCGTGCCGTCGGTGATAGACGCGATGGTGTCGAACACCCACTGCGTCTCGGGTGCCGTCACGACACCACCTCGCGCCGTAGCCAGTCCAAAGCGTGCCGGGCGAAACGCGTCTCCCGCACGCCGGAGACCTCGACCTCAGGGAGAAAGACGCGGTAGCCGCCGCCCTCGCGCTCGTACTCCTCGGCGACCCAGTCCGGCGGGTTGTGGCGGTCCTCCCAGATGAACGAGAGGATCGGGTCGCCCTCGATCGTGTGGTCGGACGTCCCCCACTCGAGGTACGGTGCCGCCTCGTGATCCCAACCGAATCGGATTGTGAAGTGGCGGTCGGACTGTTCGATGATCTCCGGGCCTTGGAGCGAGTCGATGACAGACTCGATGCGGTAGTCAAACTCGCGGGCGTACTCGCGAAGCCGCTCGTGGGCGGCCTCGATGGCGCCCGTGATGTGGCCGTCGTTGCCGAGGTACTCGGCGGCCGCCTGGTCGAGCGCGGCCTTGGCGGCGGCGTCTTCCCAGCTCATCAGTTACCCCCGCTGGTGCCGCCGCGGAGCTCGCGGAACGCCCGGACGTTCTCGGGCCCGATGACGTACACGACCGTGCCGCCCCACGCAAGGATGAGCGCGCTGAGCACGCCGGCGCCGACGTCGACGCCGAGGGCGAGCACCCACGCCGGGAAGCCGAGCCCGTAGACGAGTACCCAGATGGTCGACAGCCAGCGCCACCGGTAGTCTGTCTCCGTGGTGACCGCGCCGTCGTCGACGTCGTCGGTGTCGATGTCGCGGTTGCTGCCCATCTCGGCGAGGTCGGGTTTTTCGTCCTGGTCGTCAGTCATCGTTGTACTTGCCTCCGTACTCTTCGAGCAGCTCGTCAGCCTTCTCGCGCATCTTCTCGGCCTTCGTCTCAACGTTGTACACCGTCGCGTTCTGCGGGATCTCGATGACGGCCTCCTCGACGAGCTCGGCGCCGGCGCGCAGCGCGACGGCCCGACGGACGGCCCGTGGGATGCCCTCGTGGCCGTAGGTGAACGTCACGTACACCGCGTTACTAAACGAGTCGATCAGCGGCTCGCCGTCCTCATCGAGGAACTGCTCGCTGTCGAGATAGAGGTGTGAGACGCCGCCGTTGTTGATCCGGAGGACGTAGTCGTCGCCGAGCGCGTCGGGCCACATGCCCCCGGTGTACTCGTCACTCGCGACCCAGTCCTCGTAGCCGTCGGGCGTCCGGACGAGCAGTTCGTCGATCGACTCGGCATACCGTCGCCCGAGTTCGATCCGCGTGTACGATCCCTGCCACGTCTTCGGCGTCACCGGCTCACCGACGATGTGTGACCCACCAGTCGGGATCGACTCCTCGTCGTCGCGACTCTTCGGCTCGGTCGCGATCGTAACGGCGGTCGCCTCGTCGATGCCGCTGGGCTCGTAGAAGTGGCGCTTCAGCGAGCGCTGGAGTGGCTCCGTCTCGGCGAGGATCGCGTCGACGGCGATCTGTTCGTCCTGGCCGACGTCTCCTGGGAGGTCGGCCTTCCGGAGCACCCGGCGGACGTCCTCCAGCGTACAGTAGCCGACCTCGCTCATCTGTTAGCCCTCCAGTTCGGCCCGTCGCTCGCCGATGGCGTCCTGAACGGTGGTCGAACTCTCCGCCTCGGCGATCGCGTCCAGGTGCTCGTCGACGGCGCCGGCGCGCACCTGCTCCTCGCGCGCCTGGTAGTGGTGCTCGTCGATCCACTCGTCGACGTCGAAGGCGTCGCTCTCGCTGTCGTCGCTCGTCTCGGCCTCGGCGAGCGTGTCGACGGTGTCGTCGCTCTCGACCGTCGCTTCCTTGAGGCTGCTCTCGTCGACGCGGGCGAAGGCGTCCTTCTCGCAGAGGTAGTCGGCGAGTTCCTCGTCGACCTCAGCGATGTCGCCTTCCTCGAAGAGATGGCCGCTCGTCCGGTAGCGCCCGCCGCCGTCGTAGTGAATGCGCGGCATTCAGATCACTCCGCGATGCCAGTGATGACGACAGCCGCCTCGGGCGCTTCGATGGCGAAGTCGTCACGAACCCGCATGAAGTAGCGGGCGAACAGGTCGTTCTCCGCGACCTTGTCCGTGTCCGTCAGGACGCGGATCTCGACGTCGTCGTAGAGCCCGTAGATGAAGTTCTGCGGGTGCGTGAACACCGCGGTGTCCTTCGGCCAGTTGGCGACGCCGACGACGTCGTA